CTGGCAGCGGGTCGGCCGGTACCGAATGCATGGTCAGGTACATCGGTGTCGATGGGGTGCTCAGTGGGGCTTGCTCGGTCCACGACCAGCCTTGTTCCTGAATGAAGATCTGCAACTTGTCGCCGAACCGCAAACGGAAATAATCGAACACCTTCTGCGTGGCCAGCTTGGTTCGCTCGATGGTCGGCTTAGGATCGCGCACGTCCGGGAACTCGATGGCCACGGCATCCTGATCACCCTGCGACCAGATCACAGCGCTCGGCTTGCGGGTACCCATCTGCAACATGCAGTGCTTCATGGCCGGGCCGGGCGTGTCGGTTTCGAGATCCCACCACCATAGGCCGCCAGCGCCATTCGTTTGCTCCGGGTCCCACTTGTCGCTGTTGGGGTTCACGGCCGAAGCGCGGTCGGCAGCAGTCGAACCGGTGGCCCCGTTGATCATGAAGAAGTCGGTCGGTGCCCGGCCAAGCAGCTCGGCCGCTTTGTTGGCGAAGGCGTCAACGCCGCGATCCGGATACACGCCGTACAGGAAGTGAATCGCCGCTTGGGATTGCCCGGCAAAAAGCACGGTCATATCGAGGAGGCGCGGAGGCGCGATCACTTCGCCGGTCACGATGTCCTGATACGCGGCGCGGGCGTTGAAGTAGTGGGACATGCCGATGTAGGTGGTCCAGAAACCGTGGTACCCCAGCGCCGCCGACATCTGCACTTGGCGTTCGGGCGTCACGTTGTATCCATCATCGAAGCCCGAGGTCATCATCAGGTCATGGCGGGGTTGCGGGTAATCGCGCAGAGCAACCGTCGTCCTGTTGCCGGTCAGCTTCATGTCCACGAAATACTTCTCGCTGTCGGTCATCTCAGCAGGCGAGGTCACGGCCAAGTAGCGGGAATACATCGCGTCACTGCCGAGGAACTGATAGCCGTACATCGAGCCGGAGCACATCACCGAATAGCTCGAGGTGCCGAACCCGGTGTAGGACTCAACCACGAACACGTCTTCGCGGCCAGCCTGCACGCCGTCATCGTTGTAGAACCGCCACACGACTTGCAGCCGATCACCGGCCGACAGCCGAGCGCCGGGCAGCACGCCGGACAGATCGAGACGCACCTTGTCGCCCACCTGAGTCATGTTGGCCACGGCAGCTTGGCGGCCCAGCCCGTGTGACCATTCCACGGTATCGAACGAGATCCGGGCGATGTCGGTTGTCGGGATCAGCGGCCCGTTGTACAGCGAGTACAGGCGGATGTCGTTAAAGTCGAGGATGAAAATATAGTCGTCCCGTTCCTTGAACATCACCATCGCGGTGTCAGGGTCATCGGGAATTACCGTCCACTCCTCCTTCGGCCACATGATCTCCGGCGGGTAGGTCTTGCCGGTACCGTATTGCGGATCGAGGCATTCCCAGCGTGGGCCAAGCGGCTCAACGCCTTCGACGACTTCATCCTCGGACCCGTCATTGAAGACGTAGGGCGAGAGCCGGTAGGTGTAGGGGATGTCGAAGCAAGTGAGCGTGCAGGTAAATTTCCACGGCTCGGGGGTGTTGGCGCGGAACGCCAGAATTGAATCGCGATAACTATTATCGGTCGCGTACTTGAACCACTCATGGTCAAACCGATCCTCGGAATCCCAGCGCACGCCGAGAAAGTCCGAGTTGGTTCGCCATTGGCCACTCACCTTGAAGCCCCGGTCGTCAATCGGGAGGATCGTGGCCACCATCAAAGCGTTGTAGTCGATGGTCCAGTATTTAGGGTGAAACCGCTCCATGTAGCTGTTGAACGGTTTCTCAGGGTAGTCGCGGGCAAGGGTGAGACTCACGGGTAAAACCTTGGTCAGTTGAGAATGCCTTGAATCTTACCCTTGTTCGCCCGTAGGAAGTTCATAAATACTTGCTGACCCGGTACTGAGGACAGCCCCTCGTTCAACACCGATGCGCTATCGATGGCGTTCACGATCTTCAAATTGACCGGCGATGGCTCCGCTGGCCCGCTCGATTGATTCGCTTGCAACGCCGCTTCCTGCGCTTCGGTGCGGACCACTTCACCCTTCTGCAACACCGTGGCCACTTCGTCAGATCGAATGCCGGTGGCACCCGCCTCACCGCCTACGTGCATCCGGGCCGCTGTTGCGAAGACTGCCGGGTTAACGCCGGTCTTCTTCATGCCGCCAACCGAACCAACAACACCACCGCCGTGCTTGGCCGGGGTCGTCCCGCCTCCCAGTCCGCTCGAGATGGCACCTCCGATGGTCCCGGCCGTGTTGCCGATGGCACCGCCAATCGCATTGAGGATCAGTTGTTGAAGGATCATCTGCGCGATGCGGATCAGGAATTGCCGGGCAAAGTCGAGGAACGCATCTTTGAACGACTGGACCGCACCCTTACCATCGGCGATACCCTGCACGAAGGAATCGACACCGCCCAGCAGCTTCTCGCCAAACATCTTGCCGACCGTCTGCGTCGTCAGAACCGCAGTGTCTTTCAGCTTCGTCAGGCCAGAACGGACACGCTCGATCTGCGCGATGAACTGCTCAGCCTTCGGATCGTCGCTGACAGCCCAAAACCCGATAGCCGATTCAATGGCCACGGCGTAGTCCGCGTTCAACCCTTCCAGCGATTCACGCAAGGTCGCAACAGAATCGTCGTCACCCTGCTCGAGCGCCCGGCCGAGTTCTTCCTGAATCGTTTTGCGCTGAATACCGATAGCAGCCAGATCGGACATCATCTGCTTTTCTTCGGCGTTCTGAGCCATCGCCTCGTCGTGGGCTGCCTTCTTGGCTTCCTTCTCCTTCTTCACCGCGTCAGCATCACGCAAGCGCTGCTGCTCGATGGCCACCAGACCGTCTAGCTCCTTCCGGTCACGATCCCCTTCGCCCTTGCCGAGCTGATCGAGTTTGGCGTACAGCGCGGCATACTTCGCCGGTACCGCGTCGATCTTCTCTTGCAGGTCATTGGCCGACTTGCTTTCCAGCTTCGCCCGGATGCCGTACATCTCGTTGGCCACGGACTTCTCGAGAGCGACCCGTTCCTTCGCTGCCTTGTCCGCTGCCTTCGCATCAGCGTCAGCCGTGCTTTTGACATACGGTGCTGCCGTTACTCGAGCGGTACCGACAGGCACTTCGGTTTTTGGCGTGTAGCCGGGGAAGTTGACCGCATCCTTGTCGTCCTTCTTCTGGCCGGGGAAGTTGGTCTTGTCGCCTTGGGCCAACCCGCCGTCCATGGGCACGCTGATATCGGCGAACTTTTTCTCATAGTAGTTATAGATATCGTCGGCATTCTGCTTGGCGTTCTCGGCTTGACGGTCGAGATTGCGTTGCTTGATGTCGGTGATCTCTTTTTCGAGAGCAGCCTGTTGCGCGGCCAGATCATCGCCCGATGCTTTCGCGTCAGCGTTGGCCTGATCGAGCAGCGATCCCAACCCGAGTTTCTTCGTCAGCTCCGGTGCGAAGTTGAGAATGTCGCGGATGGTGCCGAGCCAAAGATTCTTGATGTAGGCCGTGACCAGACCAAATGAAGCCTTGAGGTTGGCACCGACGATATCCCACTCGGCCTTGATGCCGGACCACGCATCGAGCGCAGCCAACTTGGCGTTCATCACGCCTTCCGCGAACGCACCGAAGTTGTCATACGCCCACTCGGCCAGCTTCCATGCACCGAAGGCACCGGCCACGGTCGCGACGATCCCGGCCAGTACACCGAGGCCCAGCAGCACGGGCGACATGGCGATGTCCAACGCGACGAAGCCAGCGGCCATACCGCCGATTGCCACGATGAAGGCGTAGACGTTTGTGATCATCGACGTGATCTGCAACGCCACCCACGCAATGCCGAGTGCTTTGATTGAGGCGATGATGCCGTCGAAATGCTCGGGCGCTTGAGCCAGCCAAGTGATCATTTCACCCAGCGCTTTGCCGAGATCCTTGGCACCCTGAATTGCGTCCGGGCTGCTCAACTGGACAGACACTTTCTCGAGCGCAGCAGCGAACGCATCAAGGAATCCCGACCCGGCGATTGTTTCGCGCAGCTTGGTAACTTGGTTGCTGAAATTCTGGATCTGCGCTGCTGGGCTTTCCAATGCAGCCTTGAGTTCGCTGGCAACACGGCCGGACACGGCAGACGCCATGTTCAACAACGTCTCGCGGGTCAGCTCGCCCTTCTGCGTCATCTTGAGCAGGTCAGCGGTTGTGACGCCCAAGCCTTCGGACATCAGTTGCAATGCGCCGGGCAGTCGGTCGCCGAGCTGGCCAGAAAGTTCTTCGAGCTGGACCTTGCCCTTCGAGATGATCTGCGTCAGCGCAGTGAACACGCCGCCGAGATCCGCCGTCGAGGATTGGTTAACCCGCGTCGATTGAGCGAACGCCTCGAAGATCTTCCGAGCGCCTTCACCCTCGAGCGCAGTGCCCTTGGCGGCGAGCGCGAGCTGGCTGTAACCCTTGGTCAAATCATTGATCGGCAGTTTCAGGTTCTCGGCCACCTTGCGGGCGTATTCGAGTTCCTTCGAGCCTTCCTCGACACCGCCGAACGCGACGTTGAATCGCGCCTTGTTGGCGTTGAGTTCAAGCCCGGCCTGCAAGATCTTGTCGAGCTGATCCTTGATGCCGTACAGCCCGGCAGCGGCACCGACCGCACTGACAATCGAGCCAGTCAGCCCGCCGAGTGGATTCGTTTTGCTGGCCAAGCCGTTGACAGCGCCAAGCAAGCCGGTCATGGCCACCTTGAGCTGATTCACCTTCGGCTCGGCAGACCCAGCGCCAGCACCGGCAGCATTCAGCACGGCCGGGAGGCGGGACAGCGAAGCGTTGCCGGACTTGATCTGCGCGTCGATGGCTTGGAGCCGGGCAGCGAGAGCAGCCTGAGCCGATGCGAACGAGCCGCTGCCTACGCCTGCACGTTGCAGCGAAGCGGTCATCTCGTCAGCGGCGGTACGCTCATCCTTGAACGCCTGCCACGCGAGCTTAGCGGCGGCCTGCGCACGACCCAACCCGGCGGCCAGCTCAGCCGAAGGGGCGGTTGTCGCTTTCATGGCGGCAGCGAGACGCAATTGCTCCTCACGAGCAGCCTGCCATGCAGCCTTGGCCCCGGCGACGGCGGCTTGTTGCTGCGTCATCGTTTGGGTCAGGCCGGTCAACTGGTTCTTCGTGTTGCCCAGTCCAACCACGGCGGCCTTGAGCTGATCGACAGTGACGCTTGCCTTCGTGGCTTCGTTGGCGGCCAGTCGGATCGTCACGCCCAGCTCGCGAACCTTACCGTCAGCATTCGCAATCGCGGCCGGGTCGATACCCAGCGCAGCCGACTTGGACCCACCGGCACCGTTCAATGCAGCGAGGCGCGCAGCCAGTGTGGCAACCTGAATCGCAGCACGCCCGGCAGCAGCACCCGAGGCGTTGAGCGCCGGGGCCGTGGCACCGACAGCCGCTTGCGCAGCAGCAGCGACCGCTTGCAGATCCCGGTATTCCTTCTCGGCAGCATTCAGTGCGGCAACGCTGGCCAAGTGAGCCTTGTTGGCCTTCTCGATGTCAGCAGCGACAGCCTTTTGCGCGGAACCGAGGTTGGCCAGCGCAGCAGCGGACGCGGTGTTTGCAGCGCGAGCATCGGCCAAGACTTTCGCCTGAGCCTGCAACGCCTTGTTGGCCACCTCGAGCGCGGCGTTGTTCTGCGCCATCGCGGTACGGGTGTTCTCGAGGCTGGTGCGCAGCGCCGATTCCTTGGCCACGGCAGCATCGAGAGCAGCCTGTCGGCGAGCCAGTGCAGAGTTGGCCGCATCGAGCGAAGCGATCTGGCGCTTGGTGGCGTTCTCGCTACCGGCGACGGCCGCTGCTGCTGCGTTCTGCTTGGCCACCGATTCGGTCAGGCGGGCATTCAGCTTACCGATGGTTTCGCCTGCCGCGATGATGCTGGCCTGCGTAGCCTTCTCGGCGTTGGCCAGCTTGGTCGATTCACTGGCGAGATCCCGAACCGACTTCTGCGCGCCCTTGTAGGCTTTGTCTTGCAGCTTCACCGCGTCGGCGGTTGCCTTCGATGCGTTCGCAGCGGCCGTGCTGTCAGCCGCCAGTTTCGCTTGGCTCTTTTGCAGAGTCTCGAGCGAGGTACCGGCGTCGGCGGCACTGGCGCGCAAACGTGTCAAAGCCCCGGCTGCTACATCGAGCACCGAGGCGATTGAGGAAAGGGATTTGAGGTTTGCGGCGTTGGTCTTGAGCTGGTTGAGCTGCTGACCGAGTTGAGCGAATTTACCCCCAGCCGACCCAGCCGAATTACCGGCAAGTGTCTGCTGGTCGGCAAGGGCTTTCAGGGATTTGTTAACCGCGTCGAGGTTTTTGGAAGCCTCGTTCTTGGCCCTGATTACGAGTTCTACATCACCCTTGCTACCAGCCATTGGTCAGGTCCTTGATTCTGTCGTTAAAGGTATCGCCTGCTTCTTTGGACATTAGGGTGGAGACGGCGAGTTGCGTGAGCATTGCGGTGTCGGCGAGTTGCTTGTTGATCCGGTTTACCACCAGTTCGGCTTCGAGCCAGACACGACCGATAGGGTAAGAGGCTGCACCGGGGTGGCCGTTGGCGAGAAGTAGACTCACCTGAGTGCGTATGCCCTTTACCCATCGCGCTAATGTCAGCCTTGGAGCAGTTGCTTTGGCAGCAGCTCGGCGAGCGCCCCGTTTGCTCCGCCCACCATCTTCATCACCGTCTCCAGAATCTTTGACCAGTCGCCATCCGTGCCCAGTGTCAGGCCGAGGATCTGGCCAACCGCTGTCGCTTGAACGCCCATGCCCAGTCGAGCCAGTTTCGGCAGATCGGATTCGTCGGCGTCGGCGGCAACTGCAATCAGGTCACGCATTGCTTCGGGAACACGGCTCACGACCTGCTTGAGCAGCGGCCACATGTCCTCGACTTTCATCTGCGTCAGGTCAGTCTTGTTTTCCAGAAATTCATCCCACAACGCTTTCAGGTCATTGCCGTGCTTGCGCATGAGATATTCAATGTCGATTGAGGACAAGCCTCGGACGGGAAACGAATTCCCCTCCGAGACGAGCACATCGACCGTTGGGATCACGAGATCCTTGAGGGCCATGTTATTTCCTTACGCGGTCGGTGTGTAAGGTGCGCCGTCAGCATAGATCGCCGACAAGCTGCCTTTGGTGATGATCTCGATGTTGAAACCGAGTTCCTGCCAGCTATCGCTTTTCAGGGCGAAGTCACCGTTCGGGGTCAGCTTCACTTGAGGCATGTAGAAGCTGGTTTGCAGACCGGCCGGGTTCTTCGCGATGTAGCGCAGAGCGCCTTCAACCACGTTGCCTTTCGAGATGACCTGATCACGCGACGAAGCGTCGATGGTGTAGGCCGCGACTGGGCTTGTACCCTCGCCGATACCACCGGCAGGCTGGATGTACACACGACCGTTGACCAGATCCAACAGGTAGTCAACACCAGCGATGAACGCTGCGCCGCCACCGGTTGCAGTGAGGGTAACAGCCGACACGTTGCGCACGCCCGATGGGTTGGTGGCGTCGGTGCCCAACTGGTACCAGCGACCCTTCTCGACCTGAGCCAAGATATAGGAAGCGACCGGGGTGGAAGCGGTGACGATGGTGCGCTTCTCGCCGAGGAAGAAGTACGCGAGGTTGTCCGGGTCGATGTTATCGGTGGTCAGGGAACCGGCGTAATCTTGTTGCAGGATGATCGAATCGTCCTTAACACGGATGCCGCCATCCGAGCTGTAGTGATCGAGACTTTCGGTTGTCGCGGTGATGCCGAACGCCGGGCTGTTGCCCATGTACAGCTCGCCGCGTGGATTCAGAGTACCGGCGCGGAACTGAGCAAACATCAGCTCACCTCGGCCCAGCGTGTATTGCTTCTTATCACCAGCCATGGGGGAATTACCTCATTGTCAAATTGATCAATTAAACGCGGTCAAGCATACGGGTTAAGCATGTCTTCGGCCAGCTCAAGATCGAGCAGCAACCAGAAGAACGATTTCCCGGACACTTCCTCAGACGGACGAACCACGCCGCCATTGTAGCGTATTGCGGTTACAGCGCCGTTCATGCCGAACCAGTTGTAGTTCCGCGCTTGTTCGACTTTGTGCAAGGTCAACGCTCGCTTCACGTTGGCCAACAGATGGTGCGCCGGGTCCGTGGGGTTGCCGCCCAGCTCGTCATCGACCCAGCCTTGGATCAGCAGCGGCCAGATGTTCTTCGCGATCTGACCATCCGGCGGCACCGGCAGGCCGTCAACCGTGCGTACCGCGTCGAGGATCGACACCATAGGCACCGGGTCGCCATCGCCGAACACTGCCCGGCCCCGGTAGATCGAGTCTTGCAGGTCGAAGTTGTAGCCGTTGGCCACGGTGATCGTTTGCAGCACGGCCGTCAGGTTCTTTAGCAGCCTGAGCCGGAACGGATCTGTATTCATAGGACGCCTGCGTCTTGTAGTCGAAGGAACTCGCGCTCGAGGAACGCCAGTGCTTGTGGGGCTTCGTTGCCTGCCACCCCTTTGAAGACCTGATCCACGGATGGGCCGTACAGCAGGTACACGTTGTCTGACAGCTTTTTCGCCCGGCGACTGTTGGCCAAGGTTTTGCCCGGCCCGAGCCGCACCGCCAACCCCCTGTTGCCGTTCTTTAGTTGGATCAGGAACGCGCCGTCCAGCTCCTCGGTCTTGCCCGGCTTGACCTGCACCGTCACACCAGCTTGCCGCAACTTGCCGGACGTGACAAAGCGCGCCAGCGAGGTCGGCCGGTCGCGGCCCGAGATGACTGCCTCGAGACTCGACTGGGTTGCTTTCTTGGTGATGGTCAGTTTGTCGCGAAGGTAGGATGCCGAGAAGGCAATTTCCTGTCGCATGTCGTCAGCGGATTTTTTGCGGAATCGAGTGGCCGTGGTGTTGATGGCCTGCAAGATGTTCTTCGTGATCTTTGAATCAAGGCTGTCGAGGTCGTTGTAGTGCTCAAACCCCTCGACAAAGATTGCGTATTCGTCCATCAGGCATTGCTCGGTGCAGGAAGCCCCATCCACGGCAAGGTCGGAACCCAGCCTGCCTTGATAGCGTTGGCCTTGGTAATGAGTGCGACTTCGGCGGTAGTGGTGATGTCGTCTGCTGGCAGCACGTTGCCGATCTGATATGCGCCCACATCCTTGAAGATGATGATGTCGTTCATCCTCGGCGTGACCTGCGCATTCATGAAGACGATACGCGGCGTGATCGCATCGACTTCGGCAAATCCATCACCCCCGGCGAGCGCGCCGAGGGCTTGGATCGACGTGTGTAGACGAGCCGTTACCGGCCCGGCCACTGCCGACATCCCGACCAGATACAGCACTGGCTCGGCCATGGTTTCGTGAACCACGCCGCGCATTTGCCGTTTCATATCTCGGAAGGTCGGGCGCATTTACAGCAGCTCGTCGCTTGCAGCAGCTTCGGTCTTGCCTTCGATGGCCTTGACCAGATCCGCCTTGGTGGACTTCTCGCCAACCACGACACCCTTCTCGGCAGCGAGCGCCACCAGATCGGCCTTGGTCAGCTCCGTCAGGTCAGCGGAGATGCCGAGGGGCTTGCCGTCCGGCTTCGGGGTTTCGTCGTTGAACAGCTTCTCGACTTCTTTGGTGGTCGCGTCACGCACGGCACCGGCATTGAACAGATGCTCGATCTGCTTTTCGTCTTCCAGCACCAGCGGTTGGCCAGCCAGCACTTCAACCATCTTGCCCGCCATAGCGAACTGGACGAGATGAATGGCGATCAATTTTTTAGCGGTCATGATGTTTCTCCGAAATTACGGGGAGGTGAAAAAGACCCTTACAGGTCTTCGTCGTCGCCGAGGTTTTCTTCGGCCGGGGCTTCTTCGGCTTTCACCGGGTTGGCGTCCAGCAGAGCTACCAGTTGGGCTTTGGTGGTCAGGCCGGTGATATCCA